ATCAAGTAGAAAAAAATATCCGAGTACCGGTAGAGAATATTATATACGGTGGAATATAGCAGTCATTATAAAACAAGAATATTAGAACATAAGAAAGGGGGAATTTGATATTCCCCCTTTTCTTTAGTAAGCAGATAATGTTTATTTAAAAATATCAAATACCATGGAATGATAATCTGCAGCACGTTTAATAAAAATCTGAGGTTGTTCGTGATCAACCGAAATCAATATAACGATCTGAGGAAATTGTAATCCAGTTAATTCCTCTGCCATTATTGAATAGGATGTTGCCTGCAAGAAATAACCAAGAATATGTTCTTCTTTCTTGAGTTTTCTTGATGTCTTATAATCGACAATCGAATTATATCCAGCAAATCCAGCAAGCAAATCACAAGTACCTGCCGCTTTAAGTTTTGCAGAATATAACGTTTGCTCTATGCCATATACAGAACCAAGATTGGCATCAAGAATAGGCTTGAGTTTAAGAAAAGAATCAAGATTGGAAGGCATTACACCTTTCTTCCAATCCGGCTTATTAAGCACATAAGATTCAGCAATCGAATGTACTGCAGTACCTCTAATACCTGCCTGAACTAATACCTTTTTGGCTTCCTCTTCACCTACAGCATCACGCCAAGCTTGTAATCCAGACTTATCAAGTTTTTCTCCAAGAATAGTAGTCACGGACTTGAATTTACCTGCAGGTGTGTCATAATACCTGGCACCATCAAGTTCAATACGAGGATAAGTTTGTAATGAGAGAAAATTATGAAGAAACTTAGCCATATAATTGTAACTCCACTCCTGATTCCTCAAACATTACCTTACTACGCTTGAAACTATCAACCCACATAGTATTATCATCAAGAACAGTACTACGGATAATAACTCGACTAATGCCAGATTGAATAAGTCCACGAGTACAATCCGCACACGGAGGATGTTTACCTGCAATATATGCAGTACAACCTTCAGTACGAATACCATTCCGTGCTGCATTATAAAGTGCATTACGCTCTGCATGTTCGAACCAAAATAGTTTCTCAGGACGTTCATGACGTTCATCAACATCATCATTCACGCCACGACACATGCCATTATAACCAGTAGACCTAACTTCATGATTAGGTCCTACTATAACACAACCGATCTTGGAACTTCTATCTTTCGACTTCGAAGCTACAAGATCGGCCATTGTTATAAAATAATCATCCCAAGTCATGACTTGCCTAGTTTACTATGGACGAAACATGTAATTCTTGTTTTACCATCTTCATCACGAAATACTACTGAAACATCATTCATACAACCAGATTCATCACAAATTTCTGGGTATACATCAGGAATAAATCCTTCCTTTCGGAGTGCTCTACGTACTTCTCCATCAACAGTTGCATCCGGACCAGAGCAGTACCAGTCCATATAATTACCTGATTCTCGAATTTCTGCAATTAACCTACCTGCTGCACGGAATGAATACGAGACCATATGCAAAGCAGACGTATCACGGATATAATACCAATCCACATTAGCAAGTGAAGACCAAACTTTAACACAGAGTTCGTCATTGGTCTTCATTTCCTCTCCGAGATATTTCTTTAATACATTCTCAAAAAGATCATAAATTTGTTCTTGATTCACGAGTATAATCCTCAATTAGTTTCAAGTTAATTCATTAACTTTGTTGGTAATACCACGCATAGTTATTATCCAAATATGACCCAGTTCTTCTGCAAGCCACTGTTCAAGTGATGTACGATTATATCCAGTATTTTGAATTGTATAATTTGCATGAAATATTTGTATATCTCTAAGTCTATCTTTAACTGACATCATAAACTTTGAATTACACCTTTTTCTTCCAAGATTTCACGGGCTATGATATAAGACTTCACCAAATCACTGCGCACAATATCATCCCTCATGAACTCAATTATATCAAATCCATTCATTTTGTCAATCACTTTAAAGAAATCTCTGAATCCTGATTGTTCTCGTTTCATATTCAGATCAGTCTGTTTAATATCACCCGCAAAGATAACTCTACAATTCTTACCAATTCTAGTTATGATAGAATGTAATTCGCTTGGAGTCATATTTTGCAATTCATCAATTAAAATAACTGCATCATTTACAGTAATACCACGAACAAAAGATGTGGTCATAAATTCAACTAGATTTTTGTTTTTTAGATAATCATAGGCATCTGATCGACCAAATAATTCTGAAAAGATAGAGTAATATGGTGCTTCATAAACCTTGGATTTTTCTCTATTAGTTCCAGGTAAAAATCCCATATCTCTTGTAGGTACAACAGAGCGAACTACGATGAGTTTATTTTGTTCCTTGGCTTCTAATATACTTTTCATGCCAAGATATACAGATAAGAATGATTTACCAGTTCCCGCAGTTCCTACGAGAAGTAAATTTTGACCATCATCCCACGAATTAAAAGTTTTTGCTTGATTGTGAGTAAGTGGAATAATTTCCTTCAAATCAAAGTGAAGTTTTTCAAAGATATTGGATGAATTATTATCCCTATTTTGTTGTCTATTTTGTTGTCTCTGCTGTCTACGTTCTTTTCTTGTTATTTTTCTGGCAGTCGACATTTAGCCTCTCTAAAACGTGTTAATGCTAGATTTAGTAAGCCCCCTCGAATGAGTTTTCTTTATATCACGAAGTCGATCACGAAATGCATCATCAGGCTTACGCAGCCCCATTCTGATGCTATCACCAATCGCAGGAGCACTTACAATCTGCTGTTGATATTGCTTGTTCTTCTTTAGAAATTTTTCCCTTTCCTTTATTGTCATTATTTCGGAAATAACTTCACCAGTTTCAGTATTAATAAAAGTATAAGTTGGCATTATTATCGCCCATATCCCATATTATAATCATCTTCATCAAGATCGAGAATAAGATCTACATTTTTGGATCGAATTAAATTCTTCATTCTCTTTTCAAGACGTTTTTGTTTTGCAGCCAAATGATCTGTGCTGTAATCATCATTATAGTCATCCCATTGATTACGGCGAAATTCCTTAGGCTTAGACTTACTCATGCGGCGATCAGTCCTGGAAAAGCAGTATTGACTACATTCAAAGTAATATTTTTATATGGCATCTTTTTATCTTTAACAGCAATCATAAGCTTTGCGTCTTCCTTATCAATAGATTCTAGTAATTGAATGAACAAATATTCCCGACGAACTTGTTTTAGATTGGGATTACCACCCTCAGTAAACAAATAAAACTTTCGTGATTCAGAATAAAGTATAGACTCTTGATCTACAAGATCATTTTCCTTATATGGAGGTGTTCCTTCAGGAAGTGACCACTTTATATTTGGATCGTAGATGCCACGAAGCACTGCATGCAATGTAGTACTGGAATTTTGCCGAAGCCATCCGATACGAGCAGTTTCATCCTTAATATCTGAAGCTCTCTTCAGTATTTCGCTTATACTTAGTTTCATAGATTAAACAAAGTCTCCTATACTTTCTGTAAGATTACGCAGTCGATTAGCAATAAAATAGTTAAGCAAATTAGGACTTTTCTTATTAGCCTGATTATCATAACTTTCAAGAATTTGTATCTTAATATTTTCAGGAATTTCCGTCAGGTCAATGAGTTGCTTATTACGCATATAATTACGGAATACTGTATGATCATGCTTATTATCCAAATCAAGATCAATAAGAGCACTCATTTTCTTTGAGGTAAGAGGCTTCTGTCTACTTCCAACAACAAAGCAATTATCATCAGATAGGACATTTGGAATACCATCTCCAGTATCACCCTTCAAGATATGTTCCTTCAAAAACATATCCGGGTTATTGCAGATTACAAACTTTTTCATAACTGGATTATATTGAGTCACATTGATAAATCGCTGCAACTGTTGAAAATCCTTATCACCACTAAGAATAAGAATTTTCTGATTGGTATTACCGAATTCCTGACAAAGAGTGCCAATTACATCATCTGCTTCGGCGGAATCAACATCAATGATACGATACGGAAAATGTTCCTTGAGTTCCGACCGAATCTTGTTAAGGCATTCAAAGATTGCCTTCCAATCAAGTTCCGATTCGGCTTGTGACTTCTTACGATTTGCCTTGTAATATGGAAATACCTGACGGCGCCAATAGTTCTTATTATCACACGCAATAATAAGTTCGCCATATTCAGGTCCAAACTTGGTCTTATACATCCTAATAGAATTTAGGACCATATGACGCACAATTGATTCTTCAATTTTAGTATTCGTATGGTTTCCCAATTGAACCATAATATTTGATAGCATCACTTGGGATAGGTCTAGAATAATTATAACACAAACTCCATCATTTAATTAGGTAAGTTCTTCTTTAGACTTTAGCACGATTGAAAATTTACTAGTCATTTCCAAATTACCTTCTTCATCTATAGTTTCAAATAGATTTTCGGAGATAATCTGTAATGGATGATTGATACCATAAAATTTATTGAGAAATGATCTGACCGATTCAACAACTAATGAACCATCTTTAATGAGGGAATGATCGTTTTCATCCGGATCAAATCCCAGTATAGCCAAATTATTAAACAGTATAGGAATAACCATTTCAATACTTTCCTGAACATGAATATGCTTCAAAGTATCAATTTGGTCATTGACTTCCTCAATATTTTGAGGAGGAATATTCCTGAAATTTTCCCGTGGAGGGAATTGAATGATGTTATTGGCTACTGCGGTCATGCAGTCATATTACCATATATTGTTGGTATTGTCAACCCATATTTATAATCTAAGTTTGTTTGGATCTTTTGCATATTGTGTCCTTAATTCTTGGGATAAAGAATGAAGTATCATCATGGAAATATCTTCAACTATGCCATAATTAGATGATGGTATATGAATTGAGATATCAGCCAGAGTTGCGGCAACTCCACCAGCAAATCCAGTAATAGCAACAGTAGTAACACCTAAAGCTTTGGCTTTTGTGATGCCTAGAACTATATTTTTTGAATTACCACTCGAAGAAATAGCTATTGCAATGTCATGATATTTAGGATTTAGATATTCAAGTTGCTTTGAAAAGATATATTCATATCCAATATCATTGGCTATTGCAGTTATTAAAGGCATATTAGCCGATAAACTTATTGCCTTTGAGCGTCTTCCTGTATCTTCATAACCACCCTTTGAGAAATCACATACCCAATGATTAGCAATAGCAGCTGAACCACCATTACCAAATAGATATATGTCTCGTTTAGTCCACTTCAATAATTGATATACTTCATCCACTTTAGATGCATCGACTAATGAAAGAGTCGAAGATAATTGTTGAGAATATTCTCCGAAACTACTCATCATACCTCCGAAGCGCTACTACCTTTATCGGTAAATTTAAAATGAAATCGCTTATAATGCTTCATAGCATTTGCAACATTATTTTTACTATTATTTGGTACATAAAATAGCATATATCCACCACCACCAGCACCCAGAAGTTTACCACCAAGAGCACCATTTCGCTTTGCAATATCATACATAATGTCGATATTTTCATTGCTTACATTAGGCGATAGTTGTTTCTTCACTGTCCATGCATTATCCATTAATGCACCAAAATCATCAAGTTTACCTTGAGTAAGATAATCTATTGCCAATGCCGCTTGATCCACAAGCATTGAAGTAGATTCAAATGCAGTTACACCAGTTTTCAAATTTTGTACTTGATCAGACAGTACTGATGATGCATCTCTGGTAATCCCTGTATTATAACACATCAGATTATCATTGAGTTCAGCAAGCATTGAATACCTGATATTTAAAGGAACTACTTCAACACCATCAGGATGAAAATGAAATACATTCATTCCACCATATGCTGCCGCATATTGATCTTGTTTACCAATAGGTTCATTTAAAATATTTATTTCAATGTTACAGGCAGTTTCAGCAAGGTCCCGCTTAGTATATCCAAGCTTCATCAAATTACAAAGTGCATTGATAAGACCAACTGTATAGGATGAACTTGATCCAAGACCAGAACCACGAGTTGTTATATCAGAAAAACTAGCAATTTCTATATTAGACTTAATATTAAATTCTTTTAGTACTTCACGCGCTCTTGTATGACGTAGTTCTGATGCAGTATTAACCTGTTCAAGTTCTGAATATATCACTCGAACATGTTTTGGTTCGCATCTATTTACTGCAATTTGAATACATTTATCAATAGTCGTTGAGAGTACTAATCCTGAAGTCTTATTATAGAATTCCGGTATATCGCTCCCACCACCAAAAAATCCCAAACGCAAAGGAGTTTTAGTAACAATCATCGATTCATCCTGTAAACAAACATTTCTTTTGCTGGCGCTCTAGTTCCTTCAGGATATTTTTCCTTTAATTCAAGAAGCATAGTTTCCCATTGTTTGGCAATTCTCTTTGCATCAAACCTATAATTAGCATAAATTCTCTGCTGCGTGATATTACCATATGAATGACTGTTTTGCACTCTATCTATTGCAGCATCAAGTTTCTTATAAAATATTTGAGCATGCGCCTGAGGTTCACTAGTGAATTGATACATATCAGTCAAATTTCCTGATGTATCAGAAAGTCCTGCAAGATTAGGATGAACACAAATACAACCTGCACTCATGGCTTCAATGAGTGCTCGTGAATTACATTCCATCCAAATTGATGGATAAGCAAAAATATTTGCCCTCGAAACATAATCCCGAACTACATCATTTGCTGCAAATCCATGATATGTAATCTGAGGATGATTCCTGCACATATCATACAGAGGCTCGAATTGCTTGTCCATATCTTCCCAACCATAAATTTTAAAGCTTGAGAAAACATCAAGATGTATATTAGGATATTTCTTTGCAAGTTCTATGAATACTGGAACAAGAATAGACAACCCTCGCTGGGGTGTTGAGGTATAGATCAATCTGATTTCTTCATTATTACCTTTATAATTTGTATAATCTTCGAAAGGAATAATGGGTGTATCGATTACAGCAAACTTTTCCTCAGGCGCAAGATTAAGTTGTGTAAGATATTGGTTATATTGCCAATTTCCACAAAATACTATCTTATGGAATCGATCACGACTGGATTTATCTTTGATATGATTTGTTTCTGGATCAGCTGGCAAATCATGTATCCAGTACACTCGAATTTTGGATTCATCAATTGTTCTTACACGAGAACAAATAACCTGGAAATCATCTAATAATCCTTCAGGAAGCATACTTCCTATCATTCTCTTTACTTGTTCAGTGCCTCCGTTTGAATTTACGGAAATTTCATTTTCTTCCATTTCTATATTCCCATGCCGATTGAATCATATCACTTAAATTATTATGTTTATATTGAAAATGTAAGTCTTTTTGGAACTTTTCATTATCAGCAACCAAATATGCTGGATCACCAATTCTGATTGGACCATTTACTACATTGCAAAGTGGACCAATTTGCTTTGTAAATTGATTGACTATTTCTTTTACGCTATAACCTTCACCAGAACCAAGATTATATTGATGATGCCCAGGTGCTGGATGAGTTATTGAGGTGCCTATCCAGGTATCAGCATGTATTAGTGCTCTGGCGATATCATTTACATGCACATAATCTCTAATGCAAGTTCCATCCTTAGTATTATAATCAGTGCCATTGATGATAAATGGCGTATTATCCAAATAACAATCTATAAGTTTATTGATAATATGTGGAGTCCCTGGTAACTGTCCTACATCGCCGTCAGCACCTACCACATTAAAGAACCTAAATGAAACTGCATGCCATTGCATTTTAACACAACTTGCAGACAACATTTGTTCTGTCATGAGTTTTGACATGCCATAAACATTAGGAGGTTCCAGTTTACTAGTATACTCTGATGATTTTTTATCAGTTTTGGCATATACTGCAGCAGTACTGGCAAATATAAATTTTCTAGGTCCCATAGTATTTAACAACCATGTAGTCTTTGCTGTATTGTTATCAAAGTATAACATGGGATTATTGGCGCTTGGACCCAATAAACTACTGGCAGCTAGATGAAAAATAGTGGCGTCTGGATATTCAGCCAATAATATCTTGATTGAATGTTTTGCATAATCAGAATAAACAAAATGATCTACATATTTCTTTCGATCACGATACTTTGGTTCTATACAACGAGGATCATTATCGATACCAATAACAGTATAACCTGACTCTTTCAGGTGTTTCGTCAATACATTCCCGATATAACCAAAAAAACCAGTTACGATTGCATTTCTCACTTTTTGATCCTTGCACGTAATTCAGAGGAACTCCACACATGTTCTCGGGGTACATAATTTATCCTAATTCCTTTGGTTTCACAAAGATACTTTGCTGTAAAATCTTTGTCCTTGTAATCTGATCCAATAAATCTTATATGTATCTTCACAGTAGCCAATAAATTGCAAAGATCGATTTCTGTATCATACGGTATAATTTCATCAACCCATGGAGTTTTCTTTAATTGATACCAACGTTCATACATTGTCTGTAAGGGTTTATTCTTTGCAGGTCGGTCAGTTTTTGGATCAGTATGTAGTCCAACAATCAAATAATCACAATCTTTTCTGCATTCCTCTAACAGATATAAATGTCCAGGATGGAGAAGATCAAATGCACCACATACAAATCCAATAACCTGCATAATAATTATTCCTTAGTCAAACCAGCCTTTCGATTTAGAAATGCCAACTTCAATGTTTTGGCACCAAAATACTTTACTACCAAATCTTCAACTACTGCTGGATCAAATGGCTTGCAACTAAATACATCAAGATACATTTCATCCAATTCATTGACGAAATGAGCACAGATATTGCTAGTTTCAATCAGCTGAACTAGTGTATATCCTGCCTTATCTTCACTACCAAAGTTTACAATCTGGGGCTCACCATAAGCCACCATATCGATATCCTTTACAAGTTGCTTTGCAAAAGCATAAATTCTATCATAGCTAGTAATTGCGGCATGATCGCAACCTGCTGCGTCTACAATGGCATGATATCCCCAGTACTGTTCGCTCATTATTATTCCTTAATAATTATCGATTACTTGAACATAAAAAACACTATCAACACGGAATGATCTCCATCCACCCGCATTGACATCCCATGCACTAATTACATCAGGATTCTTAAGATGAAAATCTTGTTCCTCTTTACGTTCCTGAATATTAGTACGATAGAGTTCTGGTAGAAGTTCGGGTTGCAAAGTACAACGCATTACTCGTTGTTCACCATTAACCTTTATAAAATGAACTTCTACAACATTCTCACGAATATCCTTAAGCAAGGTATCTCGTTGATACTTCATTACAACCATAATATAATCTCCAAAATTTATTCGTTTAGTAAAATAGCAGAAGTAGATGTATTTTCAATGTGTTCTTTAAGTTGTGAATACCCACCGATGAAATATCCATCAACTACTACCACAGGAAAGGCTTTAGCTGAAGGAAACTTTTCGAGAATATATTCTCTTGAGAAATCTCTATTCAATACCATTTCAGTGAAGGAAATATTTTTATCTGCAAGAAGCACTTTAGCCAATTGACAGTAACTACAATCAGGTTTTGTATATACTTCTACAATCATGAAATAGCCTCTGAACCACCTGCCATGACTACTGAATACCGTTCATTAAAATTTGACAATCCAGCAAAATAACTATTATACTTCCTTACGGCTTCTTCAAATGACTTAGCCCAAACCAATCTCTTCTGATCAGAGAAAACGGAATCTTCACCAATTGCATCTCTGCGAACTCGACCTTCAATCATATATAATTGCTGAAAGTCCGATTCCTTTACAGGAGGAAGATTAAATGTACTAGGAACAGCAGGCATTTCAGTACCTGGAACAAAAATAGATGTAGGCGCTTCGTTCACAGGTGCTGGCTTTGGCTTTGGCTTAGGACCTGGCTTCTTATGCGGAGGCTTAACCTTTTGATTAGTCATTATAGCACTATACAAATCATCATTTTCACCCTGTGATTCATAATCAAATGCCTCTGCTTGTTGAGTATCAGACTTATTTTCTGTCACTACATAACTCCTTAATTTATCTAAGAATTTCCACTTCAAATTTGTTAACCCCTTTATCTACAAAGCCCAGGAGTCTGGCTGATCCTTTACTGAGATCAAATTCTCTTCCTCTAACGTAAGGACCCCGGTCATTTACTCTTACAATTATTGACCTACCATTATTTATATTCGTAAATCTGACCAGTGTGTTAAATGGCAAATGTTTATGAGCCACAGTTAAACCATACTGATTAAATCTTTCGCCATTAGCAGTAATTTTACCATGATTATACCAGGAAGCATATGCATAATATTTGCGAACTACATGGTACTTATGTTTATTCGGCACAGTATAAGCGACCGTTTCTACCTCATGGACTTGTTCGATCTCATGAGTTTGGGCAGTAGCATCAACTGATGCTGGTATATCAAAATCGAGTTGCTGCTCGATGTGTAAATCAACCTCTCTTGGAAGATTTGTTTTAGGTATAGCAACTATACTATAGGCAGAGTCCATTTGGACTCCTAACAAAATGCCCAAACCCAGAAGACCATATTTAATGGTCTTAAACAAAGTTTGTCTCCTATTTTGTGTATACCATTAGTCATGGTATTTTATATTTATGCCGCAAGTTCCTTGAATCTATCAGCGGCAATAGAAGCAGCAAAAGCCGCAGGTTTAACCTTAGGTTTCATATTACATGTGCCAGTAATATACCCTATTGCTTGTGCCACTACACAGGATGAACCATAGCGTTCATCTGGATTAATATCTAGATGGATTTCAGTATATCTATTACCGATTACATCAGACAACTTATCATAAAGTGCAGCAACCTTAGTTACTTCATTCATGAGACGAATTGAAGGTCTGCCAGGTCTGTAGTCGTAATCGATTTCACGAGTTACATCACCAAAGATCTTTGCACCATGCTTACCATCAATATGAATAACAACCACAGTAGCATAATCCGCATACCATTTACCATTAGTTTTAAATCGTTCGGAATCCCCACCAATATATATTTTGGACTCTTGAGATGAGCTTTTAATATATGCTCTTACTTGCTCCAGGTCCATTTTAATCATGTTACTTCTTCTTTCTATTCTTGAAAGCTCTGCGTTTACTTGATCCAATCTTACGGCGACCCTTACGCGGTCGATTTTTTGAGGGATGTGGCAAGTTACTACTCCTTATATAGGTATATTCACATTATACATGATGTTACTGAAAAGTCAACCTTTTTCAGATGTGTTTTGTGTACCTTCAAAAATATCCACTCATTGTAAAAGTGATTGGATTCTAAGGCACCCATTGAAAATTGATATTTGGCTTCATAATAGCTCATTTCACCTTTGGTCTTACAAAGTCTAAGAATAACTCTCTTAAACTTTTCCTCACCAAGTTCTCTTACATCTTCAAGCAAAATTTTATTAGAACCCCAATATTTTTTCCAATCAGAGTCAACTAATATTTTTTTCTTTTTGCCTTTGACTTGTTTAGTCTTTTTAAACTTCAGAAGTTTTTTACCGATATATTCTCTATTATCTTCATTGTTCTTAATAATATAAACAAATCCAATATAATCTTTCAGTATTTCTTCATCAATCGGTTTTTCATTATAAAGCCACATATGAGGAAATCTCCTTTCCTCATATTTATGGAATTACTTATCGGTGTCTAGTCCATAATATTCATTGATTACTTCATCAAGCACAGAATCTAGACCTGAACATTCATAGATGATGTCATAATCGAAGGATTCAAATACTTCTAGAAGAGTATTATAGAGTTCTTTTTTCTGATCATCATCAATATCAATGCCGTTAATACAGTCAACAATTTTATCAAACATGTTTATTCTCCAATTAAAGACTAATGCCTTGTAGACTTTCTGTGGTAAAATCCTTTTTGATGCCACCAATTAAATAGCTAGAGATTTGTACCTCCTGAGGTGCCGGTTGAACTTCACCACCACTAATCCACTTTTGTGTCCACGGCAAAGGATTTGATCCTGTCTTATATAGAGTAGGCAATCCAAGTGTTTGCATTCTGCGATTTGTAATCCATTCGACATATTCAGACAGAAGCGGAAGGTTAAGACCTATCATTGATCCATCCTTGAAAAGATATTCAGCCCATTTCTTTTCCTGTTCTGCGGCCGATTGAAACATTTTAGTACATTCATCCTTAGTTTCATCTCGTATTGAGATGAAATCCGGATCATCAGCAGGTAATGCCTTCAGCAATTGTTGGGTGCCAGCAAGATGCAAATTTTCATCCCGACAAATCAACTTTATAATTTTGGCATTACCTTCCATTTTCTTAAGTTCGGCAAAAGCCCACGAACAAGCAAAGGAAACATAAAACCGAATACCTTCAAGAATATTAACCGACATCAAAGTAAGCCATAATGCCTTTTTGTGTTCATATTCATTACCTTGATAAGCAACCAAATCAGATGCAGCCATATTATTCAAGTTAATGAGTGTATCATAATATACTGAAACATCCTTAGCACAATCGATAATTTCCTGGAGATTTATAATTTCATCCAATACTAATGAAGGATCAGAATATACATTACGAATGATATGAGTATATGATCGTGAATGAATCGACTCACTGAATGTCCACGCCACAATCCAATTTTCCAATTCAGGTAGAGAACAAATAGAACCAAATGCAACAGTAGGTGCTCTACCCTGAACCGAATCAAGAAGAATTTGACGCTTCAAATTACTAGTGAAAATGTGTTGTTCATGAGCATTAAGGGAACGAAAGTCTTTAATATCTCTTGTAAGATCAATTTCCTCCGGAACCCAAAAAAATCCTAACTGCTGCCTGGTAAGTTTTTCTAGGAAAGGATATTTTTGTCTATCAAATCTAGCAATAGTAGGAGTTTTATCAAAGAACATACGAACTTTCATATGATCTTCGTTATTATAACAATCAAAGGTTTTAAATGTCATATTAGCTCCTACTTTTAGATTTTGCAAGATTCGCAGGATTCGTCATCCTCTTCAGCATTTATTTGAATTTCACCAGCACCATCAAAAGTATTGAAATAATATAATTGCTTTCCACCATACTTATAAAACATAACTAGGTGCCTAATCATATCTGATAGAGGTATTTCTTCATTTTCATAAAATTTTGGATTATAGCTGGTATTAACAGAAATACCTTGATCGATAAACTTCTGTAATACAGCACAAATTTTCAAATAACCTTCCGGACTTCTTTGATTCCACAGCAGGTCATATTTATTTTTTAAACGGCGGACTTCAGGTACCACTTGCTTTAATACACCATCCTTGGAATTTTTTATCGAAATCGAAGCTCTAGGTGGTTCAATTCCATTTGTACTATTACTTACTTGTGCAGATGTTTCGGATGGCATCAAAGCCATTAATGTGGAATTACGAATGCCATATTTACCGGCATCATTGCTTAGTATTTCCCAATTCATATTATATATGGGATCAACCAGCTCGTCAACATCTTTCTTGTATGTATCGATTGGCATAATTCCAGCATTATACTTAGTTTCATTGGATAATGGGCAAGCACCCTTCTCTTTTGCCAAATCAACGGAAGCTTTAATTAAATAATATGACCAGGCTTCTGTATATTCATGAATTTTCTGTAGTCCTTCCTTTGATATATTTTGATAGGTCAGATCATTCTTGGCTAGCCAATAAGCAAAGTTAATAATTCCAATGCCCAAAGGTCTACGGTTCATAGTTGATATTTCTGCTGCAACTACAGGATAATTTTGATAGTCCAAAAGTTCATCAAGCCCACGAACAAGTAGAGTACACAGACGTTCAAAGTCCTTTGAATGCTTAATTTTACCCCAGTTTACAGCACCCAAAGTGCACAATGAAATTTCACCATCAGGATCATGAAGATGTTTCAATGGCTTTGTAGGAAGATCTATTTCTTGGCAATTGTGAACTAAAATTCCATTAGCATAAAAATTGTGATTATCTTCAACTGTGATATCATATACATCTATATTTTCTTCCAGATATTCAATCCTTAGCATTTTTTCTGTTCCTTCTTAAGCCTTTTTGAATATTTTCTACATGTTCTTTAGTCAATTTTCTGCCTCTATGGAATTCACTTATTTTTCTTCTGTGTTCCTCAGTTTTATATGAGGGAATAAATTTTAACCCTGTTTCCTTTTCTAAAAGAATTGCCAAATTCTTATAAGAACCATTAAATCTATATTTAGAAAATGATTTGGGTAAATATGGATATAATGATAAAATATACTTATATCCAGGTATTCTTCCAAGCTTTATGGATTCCCCTTTAACAATTTCATACAATTCATCATTAGTTACACCACAAAATCTAGGATTTTTTTCTCCAATGGTTCTTTCTTTTACTTTATTTACCCATTTATCATAATTTTCTGGAAAAACAATCCAACCACCACAACCACCTGGTTTAGCATTATAACCATATTTTGGAAAAATAGTTTTATATTCTTCAATATATTCTTCTTCCCTCTTACGAATATAAGCTATATCATCACTTTCTTCTAATATTTCATGTTCCCAAGAATCTACACCATATTTTCTTATGGCAGAATGAAATCGAAATTTACTGCCTTGTCTCGCCGATGATAAATGTCCATTATATCTTTCCTCAAATGATCTAACAGTCATTCCAATATAAGATTTTCCATTTATTTTATTCTTTATTCTATAAACTATAGCCATAAATATCTCCTGAAATACTAAGTAAAAACATTTCAGGAGATATTTATATTAGAAATTACTTTAGTTTCTGAAGAATATCAGTTTCTCGCAAATTTTTTGCTTCTACATATCCTCTATTTTTAGTATAGATTTTATGTTCTGGTGTGCATATAATAAAATCACCAAATTCATCAGTAATTTTCATCACTTTTTGATTTATTCCAGTTTTAGCTTTAGCGGTTATTTTCTTGAATTGATCTTTGCCAGTCTTGATATTTCTAGAAAATACTTTAAGATTTGATGACGTTTCGATTGCTTCTTGTAATTGTATGTCTTTCAATTCTCCATTTTCCAATTCCACAGTAATCCAGGTGTCACCGGATAAACACAGATTACTTTGCTTAATTGGCGCCATATGCTTAAGAAAGGAACTATGATCATTTGCATGATCCACATTCTGCAAATATATTCTGCCTGTATCCTTTCTTTCCTGTAGAAATGCAGAAAACAGATCGATGGCTGAAACAATTTTCTTCCTTATCTTTGGAGTATTTTCATACTTTACATACAGTTCACGAAATTTATCAGTATCAACAAAAAATGCTTCATAAAGATCAGGAACATCATTCGGACTAAAAAGAGTAATATTACCGCCCGACAAAAGTCTTTCATACATCACTTTATTAAACTGAATAGAATAGTCCATGTGACGTACACGAGTTTCGTCAGTACCTTTATTGTTCTTTAGCACCAATAGATCTTCAATTTCCAGATGCCAAAAAGTAGTATGAA